GCTGCATGTTTTCGCGGTTCAGTGATTCAGGGAGTCGGTCAGCGATATTGTAATCAGCTTGTATCATTCCGACTCACTCCCCGCCATTGTTACGCTCACATTGTCCGCCTTGGCGACCTCGGTACCGCTAATGCCAGTAAATACCGGCTCGGTAACAATTACCCGCTTTACGCCGGGCACCGACATAAGCATCTGAGTCAATCGCGATGGATTGACGTCACGGCCTAATTTTGCCCTCTGCCATGCGGTATAACCGGCAACCGCAGCGGCGACATTCGCCTGTACTGTGGTAGCGTCCGCATCTTCATCGATGTAGTATGTAGCATCGATATCATAGGTCACAGCCGTCGGGGCTATAACCACGACATGGTCAGTAAGAGGTCGAACTTCTTTGGCGGATAGCGCTGTTTCCACTTCCTCCAGTAGTTCTTCCCCGGGAATCACTCCATCAGTCAGCAGAGGCGCGATTTGTACCACGCCCGGAGATGGCGAGTCCACATTCACATCGACTATGGCGCTATTGATGGCCTTAGTCTTAGCCTTGTAGGCACCTTCGGGGCCTGCCACACTTAATGCCTCGGGGGCCTCCCATACACGCTCACGCAGGGCATCGTCGGCCTCTACATCAGCGCCGCCTTCACTCTTTGTCGTGTTGACCATCGAGGCCACATAAGCTATGGGGTCTACAATCTGGTTTATCTCGCCGGGATTGTAGTTATTTCCGGAAGTCCCCAAGGTCGTACATGTCGCGGATACCGTCCCTGTGGTTTCCCCTGCGGGGATGATAAGGGCCGCGTCCGTGGCAAAATACATATTGCTTTCAGGGCTTACCCTTGTTCCTGCAGGAATAATAGTTTCATTTCCCCGAGCGTCCGATAACGTGACCTCCAGCGTAGTTGTCGCCGCGCTGGCGGGTATTCGGGTTACCCAGGCATTGGCGGCAAGGTTATCCAAATTGCCGCCCACGGAGTATTTGAGCAGGTTCTGTTTACCCGTATCGTTTATCTTATTCAGTAGTCGGACGATGACGTCAGCGACAAACAGGATAAACAATCTAATGGGGTCAGCCTGCCCGAGCGTCCGCCCGGTTATCGCGGTATAAGCAGAGAATAATGCCTCCTCTACCTTCGCCGCGTCAACATCGACAAAATCGATGTCGGGTAAATCAGCCAGTTTCATTGATTCTCACCTCCACAGTAGGCACCAACTTTCCCTCGATACTTCCCTCAAACGATATCCTCTCGATAATCGCCCGAGGCTCGTATTGCTTTACTTGGGAAAATATTTCTGCAGACCATTTCGCCTGAGCCTGCTGGATGGGCATATCAATGACGGAGCCGTCCATCCCGAACTGCCGATCCAGAGGAATCTCATACTTAATGGTACTCAATATGGTTCGCACGTTCTGAATAACTTCGGCAACCACATTCTCCGGAGAAAAATCAATACTCGGCTTGTCGTTTGCTGTAATCAGATACGCCATATCACAAGCCTCCCATCAAACTGGCCACGGTATTATACATGGTACCGTACTTATTGACCATCGTGTTTTCTTCGGTGTAATTGGAGTCGTCGTATTCTTCCAGCGTAACATTAGCCGTAGACTGTAACAGTTTACCCGTAGGACCATAATAATTCGGTTCCTCGGATAGACTTACCAGCCTCCAATAGTTCTGAGTAACAGGACTGCCGCCGATAATAAGCGGGAAAACTGCACCCGTGTCACGCATCTGCCGCAGTTTCTTTAACTGCGTGTCAGGGCTTATATTATGGTCGGCGCGTAGGTGAATTTTGAAGGTCACCTTCTCCAGCCCGGGGCCCTTAAACTGGCTCACCGGTTTCCGAAGTATCAGGTCGTGCTCTGTCCAACGGCTTTCGCCGCTGCGCTGAAACTCAGATGGAGTCAGCAGATAGTCAGAGGATACGGTGAATACAACATCGCCCATGTAGCCGATATACATATTTCATCAACCTCCTATAAAAACATTTCCGCTGCCAACTGCCGCCGAGCCTCCGCAACTCACTGAATCACCGACGCGGGCGGCGCCCCTGCCATTGACGAATACAGTCGAACTGGCAGAGGCAACCACTCCGCTGTGAGGCGGATGGGCAGGACAGCTGTGGGGGCTATACGAATCATTTAAGCGCCCCTGCCCCACACCATTAGTAATCACATTACTACTGGCAGAGGATAAGGGAGTCGGCGGGCACGCGTCATGCCCTGTATTGACGTCCCCAAGTCTGTGCGCTGCTGGCATCGTAACACCCCCAATTAGTTCAGATTGATAACGCCGCCAGATGTGATATTCACGTTTCCCGCGGCATGGATATTTATATCCCCATTTTTATACTGGATAAGACTGCCGTCCGGGAAATTCAGGCTCCGAGTGGTAGCCCCATTTTCAACGGGCGGGTCAATGTCGCTATATACGGCACCTACTACATATCCCTCGGACGGTCCTTTTCCGGAGCTGTTCGGCAGGAGTATGCAGAGTACCTGGTCATCAATAGCGGGCATCCAGTATTCCTTTGTAGCTTTAGTCCCTCTCTGCAAAACGCGCAGGGGAGCCGTTTGTCTGTTGTCTTTGTCGGGACGGGTAACAACCACCGTACCCTCTGACGGGTTCAGCTTTGATACGAGCCCCACAAAGATGTACTGAGATAGGTCAATAGCCATTCAAACACTTCCTTATCTCGATACTCGTTGTATAGGATGAGCCGATTTCATGGCTGGCTTTCAGTATGATATAGTTACCGTCGAACTTACCAAAGCCCGCCATCTGAATAACGAGGCCAGCTACAAGATTAAAGTCACCCAGGGACGCGAGGTTCCCGGTAAACTCGTCCTTGTTGGCCTCTCGGAGTTTCTTCTTCGCCAGTCGTTCGGCCTCTGCCTGATCGGCAACCTGGTCACCGACATAAAGAATGCGGCCCTCGGTTTTATCCGGCGCCGCAAACTCTCCCTCGATAACCTTCTTGTCTTTGCCCTTCTGGTATTTAACATGGCACTTCCAGTAAATATCACGATTTTTCGCTTTGAGCGTGTAACCGGTGAGCAAGTCAAGATTTGCGAGGCCCTTCTCGTTTTCTACCTGAGCCCCAGGCTTTAGGCAGAATATTACAGGGTCGTTCTTTTCATACTTATCATCATCAAAGATGATAACCTTCTCGGGAGTAACCTTTAGGCTGCGCCCGTTGTCCTTACATATTTTCTGCAGGAATGCGAGGTCTGATTCGTCCGCCTGCTCGACATGGTCAAGATTCGGATTCTCCTCACAATCCCAAAACAATTCAAGATTATTTTCTTTACAGATATCATCAGCACATTTCCAAACACTGATATTTTCCCATGTACGGTTCTTGCGCACACCGCGAAGTGTACTGTTACCCAGTACGGATACGGCTTTGATTTGAACCGTTGACGGGAATCCCTGTACCTCTATTTCATCGATTTCAAATTTCCCCAGCGGGAGCTCTATTTCGCCCTCTCCAAGGTTCTTCCAGTTGTACCGATGAATAGTGATATCGAGCATCGAGCCGCTTTCCGGAAACCATTCTTCCGCCCACAGCTGCGCCCTATCTTCCAGTGTCAGGGTAATATCGTCGGCTGACTCCGATAAGTTATCGGTATATGACAGCCCGAGAAAGTACTTACTGATATCCTCGGATATATCTTTGTCTTCGGATTCCCCTTTGGGCGTATATTTGATGACCACCCACGCCCGACGGGATAACTTACTCCCACCGGGCAGGGCGCCCATCCAATCGCCAAGGATATTAAACAGGCCCATAGTTAACGCCTCCAAGGCGGAAGGATATCCACCGACACACCATCGGCGTCGGGGCATTCAAGAGTAACGCCCTGAGGGAATACAGCCACATCTTTATACTGCTCGTTGGCAGTCAGCAACGTATCCATGTACTTCTCATTGCCGTATACCTTGAATGCTATGAGGTCCCACATATCGCCCTGTATGGTCGTATATGTCTTACTCATAGGATAACCTCCTCTGATTGAGTTTCACGCGGTTGAGCATGTCAGGCAGCTCTTTTTCAAACTGGGCCTTTTGCTCTGCCAGCGCCGCCCGAATCATGGGCAAAACGCCGGCGTCCGCGTTTCCGCTAACATTGATAGTAGGGTTAAAGTCTATGGTGACACTACTGGAGGATGAGCCCCCCGGCATTGCCACAGGAACCGCGCTGGCGGATGCGCCGGGCATAGCCCCGAGCATTTGACCAGCCTGCCGCCACAAAGCTACCGCCCGAGCTGAACCGTCAAGCGGAATGGCGGCCTCCGCCGAATCTTCGGCAAAGGTCGTAAGGAATGCACCACGGCGATAAATACCGCCCTGCGCATTCGCGCTAATATCGACGCCCGACTTGCTTGCTGCATCGGAGTCACCGCCTTTAACAAAGTTAACAACGGCTTGGATCGGGCTGCTGAAGATTGACTTCAAACGGTCCCACTTCTCCGTCACCGATGCAACACCGGCGTCAATAACACTCTGGATGGTATTCCATACGCTTGTTACCGTATCGACGATGGCGTTCCATGCACTTACCGCGGCGCTATAAATAGCGTTCCATGCGGCCATTACCACCGCGGCTGCCGCTGTGATAAATGCGCCGATGAACTCAGCTGCACCTGACACTATTGCGGTAATTGCCGCCCATGCTTCTGTTGCGTATGTCTTAATGGTTTCCCATACTCCCATTATGACTTCGCCAGCGCTCACCAGGAACGACACAACGGCATCAACCACAGCCATAACATACGGGCCAATAAAGCCCCATACTGCCATAGCCACAGCTTTGATGCCAAGCCATGTCACATAAATGACAGCGCCTGCCGCCAACATAGCCGCTGCAATGGTTGCCAATATCGGCAACGCCACAACCGCTATTGCTATGAACGCTACCTTGGCCACGGTCTTTATAATCGA